GTGGCGTATGATATCGAGTACGAGCCGTGCATCCTGCGCCTGACCAACGCGCAGCGCACGGCACTTGTACAGGCCTTTTTGTCGGAGATTGAGGCCGCAGGGTATTACGGCATCCTGTATGCTAGCTGCAATTTTATTCGCAACCGCCTGGACTACAAGGCGCTGTCCAAATACGATATCTGGGTCGCCCAGTACGGCAGCACATGCACCTGCCCCCTGCCGTATGGCATCTGGCAGTATTCCAGCCGCAACGCGCTGGGCATCCCCGGCTACGGCACCAGCCTGGACTGCAACCGGGTGTATAAGGACTATGAGCAGCTGATGATCCAGGCGGGCCTGCAGGGCCACACCGCGCCCCCGCCGGAGGATACCACCCCCAACAAGCTGGACAAGCAGCGGATCACCATTGGCCGTATCTCCAGCGGCGACCGCGCAACCATCCGCGCCCTGTGCGAGGGGCTGGGGCTGATCGCGGCGGGCCTGTACCACGAGACCTGTGCGGATGGCAACCAGTGGATGCTGGACGTTGGGCCGGTATCCAGCGGCGACGCTTGGTACATCATGCGCAAGTGCGCGGAGCTGCAGCTGATTGATGCAGGGCTGTACAAGGCCGAATATGTGGGGTGATGCAGTGAAAAAACTTTTTGTTTCTCAGCCGATGCGAGGCAAAACGAACGAAGAAATTATCAAGGAACGCAAGGTTTTGATTGCTGATGTGTACATGAAAACACACGAAAATTTAGCAGTCATTGATTCATTTTTTGAGAACGCCCCGGCTGACGCAACACCGCTGTGGTATCTGGGCGAAAGCCTCAAGCTGCTGGGCACCGCTGATTTTGCAGTGTTCGCCCCTGGCTGGCAGGACTATCGCGGGTGCCGTATTGAGCACGATGCCGCCGTAGCCTACGGCATCCCTATCGTGGAGGTGTGATGCCAATGCAGCATGTATTTTCGTTTACGATCGCGGAAGCCTGGGCATTTTTGATTTACGCGGCGGGTGCTGCTGCCGGACTGTATGCCGGGGGAGTGGCTATCAGCAAAGTAATTACCGCAATAAAAAAGCCAAAAACCGACCAGGACAAACGCATTACCCAGTTAGAAGCGCGGGTGAACGCTATGGAGGGCTTTTTGAGAAACGACAAACAGCGGCTTGACCGCATGGATGAAGGGCAGCACGTGACCATGCAGGCACTGCTTGCCCTGCTTGACCACAACCTTGATGGAAACAACATTGACCAGATGCAGAAAGCCAAGGAAGCCTTGCAGAAGCATCTGATCGGCTAAAAAAAGGAGAAAGCAAAATGGATATTTCTTTTCTGTCCGAATATATGATCCCCGTGATTGTTGGCATCTGCCTGTGCGTGGGCTGGATTGTCAAGCAGTGGATTAAGGATGTTGACAACCGGTATATTCCCACGATTTGCGCGGCGCTTGGTGTCGCACTGGCATGCTGGATGAATTGGCCTGAAATTACCGCTACTGTGATTTTGTCCGGCCTTGCAAGCGGGCTGGCATCCACCGGTCTACATCAGGCTTTCAAGCAGATTCTTGAGGGATTTAGCAATGGGAAGTAAGTTTGACTTCCGAATGAGCCGCAGCGACTATGATGACCTCTGTTTTGACCTGACCGATGACGAACACGCCGTGTTGGATTTGCGGCGGCGCGGGATGCACAATGCCGACATTGCGGCAGAGCTGTATTGTAGCGAAAGGACGGTTAATCGGAGAGTTCGAGCGATAAAAAGTAAATTAGGCTAAAAAAGGCCTCTTGCAATTTAGACTATTGCAAGAGGCCTTTTTATTTTTTAGTTATTTTCAGATCGGAAACAGAGCATCCGATAAAATCAGCTATTTTTTGAAGATTCTCCTCTCTGAGTTCAAATGTCCCGTCCATGTAGTAATATAACGAAGCTCTTGAAATCCCTGCAGCAGATGCAACATCTTGGACAGTTAAGCCTGCGGATTTGATCGCTTTCATCAGTGGGTGATTGGCATTTCTGGACGAGGAGATCGGTGGCTTTTGTTGCTTTTGCTTCGGTTCTGGAATATCTAACGGGTAACCAGTAGCTTCAGCAATTTTTTTCAACGTGGCTGGTCTGGGAGCACGGTATCCTTTAATGTATCCATATATCTGGTTTTTGGCTATTCCAGTTCGCTCTGAAAGCTCGCTTACTGTGATATTTGAGTAATTCATTGCTTTGACGATTTCGGAATCTTGATTCGAAAGGACTGATTTGACCCGCGCGCAAGAGGGGAGCGCATTAGCATCACAACCAAGGACTGCCGATATTTTTTGGACAGTTTCTGCGGTTGGGGTGATTCTTTCGGAGGTATAACTGTACAGAGCGGACGTGGATATACCGGTAGCACTTGAGAGGTCTTTGATCGACATTCCTGATTCTGCAATTGCACGCCCAAACGGTGAGTCTGGATTAGAACTATGCCTTGCACGCCTTTTACGTCTTGATGGATTTGGAATCCGGTATAAATTTCCATAATCTTGGTACAGCCTCGCAATACAGCAGTTCAACGCCTCTGAGCGGGCAATCCGCTCGCGCCCAAGCTTTTCGCGCAAGTTAGTTGTTTGCGCGTCAAGCAGTTCTCTTTCGCCATTGTAGAGCGAGAGCGTGAACATAATCGTGCGTTCGGATGGCTTTGGCTGCGGAACATAGACTACTCGCCTTGAATTCTGAATCATAAGGCTGCGTACAGCAGCGCAAATTTCGGCGTTCCCCCCGAAATGTTCGTGCAACCATTGCGCCTGTAGCGGCGTAACTTTGAACTGGCAGTCAAATCTTTGCGGCTCTTCCTCGAAATCTACACGTTGTTTAAGAAAATCCGCTTTGCATTTTTGCTCCGCCAAGTATCGCGCATCGGCTGCCTGTTCTTTTGTTTTGAAAGACCCAATATTATATATTTTTCCATTATATCCAATTTGAGCGATCCACATTCCATTTGGGCCGGGACACACCCCTGTTATTCCAGACGTGTTATTTTTTCCCGTTCCGTAATTATCATTGTTCAAAAAATTTTTCCCGCGCAGACAGCCACAGCTTTGCACAATTTTGTAGATAAGATTGCCTTGCCGGACGTTGCATAATCTTCCGCAGTCGCAGCGGCAAAGCCAGACCCGCGACCAATTTCCGCAATCCATCTCTTGCATTCCTAGAACTCTTAGGCGGCCAAATCGCCGCCCAGTAAGATCAAGCCGTGCCACTTTTTACCCCACCTTACTTGTTAATGATGGCAAGAATCTTTGCGTTTGGAATGATTTGCTCTCCGTCATCCCAGCCAGATTCGCTGTAGTCTTTGCCCCCGATCAGAACTACATTATGGTCGCCATAGCAAGCCGATTTGGCAATGATACGTTTCAGCTCTTTCAGGCATTCTTCATTGTCTTCTTCGTCCATCTCTGTGCCGAGATAGTCGTCTCTGAACCCGACGCAGCACGCCCCGCCAAGCGTTTCCCCTGTAGTGTCATAAGTGGAACAATCGGCTTCAAAGTCCCAATCATAGCTGTCACGGACATCAGCGCCAACATAGATATTAGCTACATCAACATCACTGGGAAGAACACGGACGCCAAACGCGTTATAACCATCTTTGTAAGCATTTTTAATCACATCAAGAAGTTCATCGCAGTTCATTATATTTACCTCTTTTATTTGGTTTGTAAAATGTTTTGTACTATTGTTAGTATAGCATACATTTCGTGAAATGTAAATATAAAAAAAGAAAAATAAATAAAAAAGAAAAGCACTCAGCAAGCGCTGAGTGCTTTTCCCTCAAAAAAGTTGTGCGTATAACGCTTTCAACATTTTTATCCACGATGGTCGGAATTGCTGACCATACCACCATCAACGGCATCCGGTTGTGGTGACATGTTTACCATAGCATTTTGTGCCTGAATTGTCAACAGGAAACTTTGGAATCGAAAACATGGCGTAAAACTGTCGTGTTCGTGTCGCACGTTTTTACGTCAATTTTTTTATAATTAAGCTAGAGGAAACAAAAGAATGGCTTACACACAAATCAATCTAAATCCAGAAAACAAGCGTGTTGGAGATTGCACTGTTCGGGCCATTGCGGCAGGAACAGGGAAAAGCTGGGAAGATATATACGCAGCATTAGCACTTGAGGGCTATTTGCTGCACGATCTGCCGTCTGCAAACTATGTCTGGGGCAGTTATCTGCGGCGGTGCGGGTGGAACCGTTCGGCAATTCCGAACAGCTGCCCGGACTGTTACACCGTTGCGGAATTTGCCGCCGACAATCCGACAGGCGTATATATTCTGGCTATGGCGACGCACGTTGTCACTGTTGTTGATGGCGATTGGCTTGATACTTGGGACAGTGGCGACGAAACGCCGCTGTATTATTGGCAGAAAGGATGATTTACTATGGCGTTTGGCGTACCGTATCAGCCCGGCTATATGCCGAACTATTATCCGATGGGGCAGCAGATGCCGTCGGCTATGCCAGATCAGCTCGCACAGCTCCGGCAGGCGGCGTATCCGCAACAGCAGCCAACAGCGCAGCAGACCGCGCCTATTATCTGGGTGCAGGGTGAAGAAGGAGCCAAAGCGTATATGGTTGCGGCAGGGAACAGCGTGCTCCTGATGGACAGCGAAAACAGCACATTTTATATCAAATCCACCGATGCCAGCGGTATGCCGCAGCCTTTGCGCGTTTTTGACTACTCGGAACGCACGGCAAGCCAGAAACAGCCCACACATACCGTGCAAAAGCCAAAAGAAGAATATGTCACACGGCAGGAGTTTAACGCTCTGACAGCCCGCTTTGACGCTCTGACGGCAGACAAGCCTTTGACGCGAAAGAAAAAGGAGGCAGACAATGAGCAACCCTCTGTTTAACGCTCTTGGCGGCGGCAAAATGCCGGGCGCGATGGGGCAATTTCAGCAGATGATGCAGCAGTTTCAGCAGTTTCGAGCAAATTTCCAAGGCGACCCGAAGGCAGAGGTGCAAAAGCTGCTGCAATCCGGCAAGATGAGCCAGCAGCAGCTAAATCAGCTGCAAGCGATGGCGCAGCAGTTTCAAGGATTTTTATAATCCTGTTGTTTTGTGCGTTTTCCTACTTGTTACTGGTTCGGCACTTATTTTATCAACTTTCTCATAACGCCACATATAACCGTGACAAGTTTTGCTTCTTCCTTTGATGTTGTTTAATATCTGGCATGGGTTACAGCCTACTTCTCTGGCTGCATCTGATATGCAATCCCATTTCCTCAAAAAAATTCCATCAAGGGCATATTGGCAAACGCTGACTGCGGCATAATGCGATTTCCCAAATCTCCCTTTATTTGGGGACTGCTTGCCTAAACATTCAAAACTGTGGCGTATGTTTTCGGATGGTGTAACCCATTCAAGATTTTCAGCGTGATTGTTCTGCTTGTTCCCGTCTATGTGGTTCACTTGGGATTTGTTTTCTGGATTGCGTATAAATGCTTGGGCAACAAGAATATGAATGGATTTGTTTCTTTTCTCTGAATTTTTGCACAAAACCACCGTGTTATATCCAGAACTATGACGTTTCGGCGTCAAAATCTTTTCTTTCCCAGTGTGATTATAATTCAGACTTTTTACTTCCCCGCAATCGCTGACTTCATATAATCCTTCATAGCCACAAACTGGTAACCACATAATGCGCATCTCCTTTGCTTGGTTGATGTATTTATTTTAATTATATCACGTTTTATCAAAAATACAATATCTGCGCAGATATGTATAATATTTTACAAAAAAGGAGTTTATTATGAGTCTTTCATCTGATGGAACCGTAATGACAATGCCGGTGCAGCCAGCAAATGTTAGTAACAACGGTGGCGGCTTTGGCGGGTGGGGCGACAATGGAGCTCTGTGGCTTATCGTGTTGTTCCTCTTTATCTTCGCTGGCGGCTGGGGCGGCAATTGGGGCGGCAACGGCGCGGGAAACAATGGCGCTGGTGTTGTGGATGGTTATGTGCTTGCGTCTGATTTTGCCAATATTGAGCGCAAAATCGACACCGTGAACAACGGCATGTGTGATGGATTTTATCAGCAGGCGCAGCTGATCAACGGCGTGCAGCAAGGCATGAGTAACGGCTTTATGTCGGCTGAAATCAGCCGCGCAAACCAGCAGGCCGCATTTATGCAGCAGCTGAATGCCATGCAGATGCAGCAGGCCAATTGCTGCTGCGAGACCCGCGAAGCGATTCAGGGCGTAAATTACAACCTCGCTACGCAGGCTTGCGACACGCGCCAGACTATCCAGAACGGCACGCGGGACATCATCGAGAATCAGAACGCCAACGCCCGCGCGGTGCTTGACGCACTGACGGCGCAGCGCATTGAGGCTAAGGATGCCAAGATTGCAGAGCAGAACCAGCAGCTTTTTGCCGCACAGCTTGCCGCAAGTCAGGCTGCGCAGAATGAAACGCTGAAAGCCTATATGAGCGGGCAGCTTGCTTACTACAACCCCCGCCCTGTTCCGGCTTTCCCTGTTCCCGCACCGTATCAGTATGGGAACTGCGGCGCCTGCAACTGCTAAAACTGAATAGCAACTGTTTCCGAATGGGAAACTGTTCAGCTCCGTGCTGATTTTGCAAAAAAAGCGGCGGGGCAATAGTCCCGCCGCTATATTTATATGAAAGGATCGATTTTATGGCTGAATTTACGAATTCCAGTATCGTGAACGTTGCCGCAGGGCAGAATGTGCCGCTTACCGAAACGGCAGTTTGCGGAAAAAGCTGCATTGTGCATCGTGAGGGTGCGGGCATCGTCACCTTGCGCGGCATCACGAACCAGTGCAAGGCGCGTTATAAGGTGAGTTTTGGCGCGAACATTGCGATTCCCACAGGCGGCACAGTCGGTGCAATTACTTCCGCGCTTACAATCAACGGAGAACCGCTTGTTAGCGCCACTGCAACGGTTACGCCCGCAGCAGTGGAGAATTACTTCAACGTTTTTGTTGCGGCGTTTGTGGACGTTCCGCGCGGTTGCTGCGTGACGGTTGCCGCAAAGAACACGAGTGCACAGGCGGTGCTTTTTGCAAACTCGAATCTCATTGCCGAGCGCGTCGGCTGAAAGGAGAATGGAAATGAGTATGAAAACCCTGTATGATCTGAAGGACATGCTGTGCGAAGAGCTTGACGAAATCGGCAAGAAGGGTGAAATGTCTGCTGGAGACTTGGAAACTGTTCACAAGCTGACAGACACTATCAAGAACATCGACAAGATCACCATGCTAGAAGAAAACGGCTACAGCCACGATGAAGATTACAGCCGGGATGGTGATTGGAGCGCCAATATGCGCGGCAATTACGGACGCGGCAGCAGCTATGCGCGGCGCGGTCAGCACTATGTGCGGGGGCATTACAGCCGCGATGACGGACGCGATTCGCTTATTGAGCGTATGGAAGATATCATGCGCGGAGCAGACAGCAAAGATCGTGAATCAATCCAACGCTGCATTGACATGATGAGGAACAGCTAAGCGAGGTGTAAGGGCTATGGTTGACGTGCGAGAGATTGACGGCGCTATAGCCGAAATCGAAAACAGCGAGCTTACAATGTCACGGGTGCAAAAGCTTGCGGCCTTGTATACAGTCAAAAACCAGAAACTTGTGGAAGCCCAACCGGAAGAACCCAAAATTAGCACGCAAGGAAATGTAAGATATTATGCCTCGGCTGAATCACCTAAAAAAGCTGTTACAAGCGAAAGCGAATTTTTACGGGCGATATCAAGCGTTAAAGCGGAAGATGCGCTAGAGGTGCTTGATGAATTGATGTCGGCACTGTATGTTGCAAATCCGAAAGTGTACAACGGCGTGATGAGAAAACTAGAAAGGTTACAAAATGAGTGAGTTTTTGGAAACTGTAATTAAGGCTGACGCCGGGCATGTTTGGCGCGTGCTAGATGAATTTATGGATGCGCTAAAAGAAGCAAAACCGGACGTGTATAGGGATTTGGTGCACGACTTGCAGAGAAAATAAGCAAATGTGTACTAAAGTGTGTACTTACAAAAGAAAATGCCGCAGATTTTAACGAATCTGCGGCATTTATTCAAGTCGGAGTGACGGGATTCGAACTGCTCGCCTTTATATATAGGCTGTATTTGCTATATATTTATTTACGATACATCAATACATTGTGTATGCTGTTCATTGCTTAAATACCCATGTAAAATAAAAAGTGTGTACTTTTAGTGTGTACTTTTTTGAGCTGCAAGGCGGTCGAAAACGGCTTGGAGGTTGTCCGCCGTGCGCTCATCATCACCCTCCAGAAAGTGGCTATACTGCTTGTATGTATCCATGCTTTTGCTGTGGCCGATAAGCTGCTTTAAGTCGCCTTGCGGAAGCTCTTTTGCGATGCTGACAAATGTATGCCGCATTTCGTATAAGCTCAGCTCTGGCATGCCGTTCACGCGCTGGTAGCGCTGCCAGCGGTGATAGTAGGTGTGCATGGATGCCATTGGGAAAACATATTCCTGCCGACCGGTGTAGTGCTTTTGGTCGTCTAGCGTGTCTATGGCGTACTGAGATAATACCACTGTCCGCAATGCGTTTTCGTTTTTGCCGTGGGTGTGCTGCCCTTTTGAGTTGATCGCCTGGTGCAATTCGCAGGCGTTCCCATGGATGTCTTCCCATTTTAAGCCGCGCATCTCGCCTGGGCGAACCCCCGTAAAAACCTGAAACCGATAGTAGTTGATAAATTCGTCCCTTACGGTTTTCCCATCCAAAACGGTTGTATCAACTTTTAAGAGTGTTTGCAGGTTTTCAACCGTCAAGACGCGCTTGCCTTTATACCTTGCTGAGGTCGGAATCTCTATTTCATCAAGTTCCAACGTTGTCAGTTTTGACTTGCGGCAAAATTTTACAAACTGCTTGCAGTAATTTACATAGTTTTGCAGCGTTTTCTTGGAAAGAGTATCGTTTTTTCTGCCTTGCGGATGCTTAAACGCATAGTTAATGAGCGCCTGAAAATCTTGCTCGTTCATGGCACTTACAGTCTTTTTGCCTATTTGCGGCAGAAGATGCACCCGCCCAAAAGATTCCATTTTGGTGTGCTCTTCCTCCGAAACAAGCTCTTTTTGCGCAAGGAATTTTTCCCATGCTGCTTCCACGCTTGAACGGGCAGTGCTTATGCCTTTATCCAACCATTCATCTGCTTTTTTGTTGGCTTCCCGCTGGCCTGTGCGCCCAGGCTTGGCACTGGTAAAGGTTTTGCGCTGTCCATCTTTTTGCACGTTGATCTGCCAGCGCTGGGCGGATTCAATCCATTTGGCGGTATTTGTTCTTTTCATGTTGCGGCCCCTTTTTGCGTATGTTATAATAAGGGTGTCAACTTTTTATGTTGACGGCCCTTTATCCCTTGCTGGTGTGGCACCACCGGCAGGGGATTTTTTATTTTTCCCTTGCGTTATATTCGCCGTTGCCTGCCACAACGGCAGCCTCTCCGGCTTGCAGGCATATTTGCAGGCGGTCAAAGTCCGGCTTGGTGCTTTCCGGGCAGGGGTCTGCACCTGTTGCGGTATCTATTCTATAGTTCTGTATCACGGCCTGGCAGACGCGTACACGGCTTTGCATGGACGTATGAGCGTTAGCGCATAACAAGTCTATCTGGCCCGCCCAATCGCTTCCATGCGCCCCACACAGGATATATAGCAGGCGGCGCTTGTACAGGCTCGGCATCTGTTCGATATAATCGGAAAGTGCCTTGTCTACATGCTCGTCCGTCCAGTTTGGGGTATTGGTATCGCTGAATGCAGACGGCATCCAGATGCGTTGCAGCCAACGCCAGGGGGATTGTTTGCAGACGGTGAACCACATCAACAGATCATCGTTTCGGATAGGGGAAAGCCCTTCTTCCAAGTTGCGCACCGTGCGGATATTCACATCCATCTGCCGGGCTACATATTCTTGTGAAAGCCCGGATTCCAACCGGCACTGCGAAAGAATAAGTCCTTCACGTTCTCGGAAATCAGCTCTACTTTCCATTTCATCACCCTCAATTTTTTACATGTTTTGCACTCTAAATGCGGTAAAATTTTTTTACCGTAGCAATTAAGAAAATATAAAGAAATATTTCTTCAAAAAATGCCATGGAAATAAATGGAAGCCATGGCACAAAAAACATGTTAAGATTCTTACTGTAGTCAGAAAACACAGGAGGAATCAACAATGAATAACGTGGAACGTCTAAAGAATTACCGAAACCGTAATGCGGCAACCATTGAAGCCCTATACCATGCTGTGCTGCAAGACCGTGCAAGGAGGGAAGCAGACCATGAAGAAACTGTCTGATTTGGATGTTCCACCAAGACACGGGCGCAGAAGACCAAAAAAGCGGATTATAAAGACTTGACAAACAAGTATTTTTGTGAAACTGCTGAAATGCAATTATAAATTTGTTGCAATCATTATTAAAGCAATTGAAATTGCAACGCACGGCATTGTATTCAGCTTTTTTCTAATAGGGAAAGCCGGACACAGCATCAAGGCAGATGCAATTGCTAATACGGTAGCGATTATATTGCCGGCGCCAAATGCGGCAAATAGGAATACAACAGCAAAAAACCATTGCGCTCCAATCCCCACTGCATTCCAGTTGATTTGAATATGCTTTTGCGGCTTTTTTTCTTTTTCTGCTGGCGTACACCCGAAACCCATGTTTGAGGTTGAAGAAGAAGGCGCTTTTTTAGAAGAACCTCCATGACCAAAAACGCTAAAAGTCGTTCTTTGATACACAGCATTTTTTATAGAGCGAGATGGGTCTTTTACAAAGCCTACACCTTTTTTGCCGTAAAGAGGATTTACGGCACGTTTTACAGCGCGGTTTATGCGGCCTGTTGTTCTGGCCTTAATAGATTTTTTAAATGAAGGCTTTCGTACACCAAATTTCATTGAGCATCACAACCTTATTTATTTTTGGGGGAATCTGAAATGGAAAAAGAACCATTGACAATCACGCAAAAAAGTACGATATTTAGTTCAAGATGGCAGGCAAAGCAGCTTTTGCGGCAGTTACGGCCGGAAGAAGCCGTTAAAATTTATAATGAAGTTGTAAAGGAGATAAAAAATGTTCGGGAAAAGTCGCATTAAAGAACTTGAGCAGGAGAACGCATCCTTAAAAGAAAGGATTGAATATCTGAAAAAGGATGTGCAGCATTACAGAATTAGGTCTGCGCTGCTTGACAAGACCAACTTGCCGAAAGCAAAAAGCGTTGCTTGTTATAATTGCAAATACGCCGCGTATGTGCGGTACGGCGAATGCGGCGTTGCGTTTTTGGGCTGTGGTCGCGCTTTGGCAAAAGGCGGCTGCGATGGGTACGAGTATACTGATGCCAACAGACCGAACCTTGACGAAATCCGAGATTACATGGTTACAGAGGGGAAAGATTGGCAGCCAAGTCAAGCGCTTTCTCAATGCGGCGTTTACGCAAATGCTCATACTCCGCCTTGCCTTGAACTGTAATTTGATAATACGCCGTCCCAGTATTATCTTTGTAACCGCCCTCGCCGTCTGGAACCGCATCCCGCATTATTCGTCTAATTAGCCTGGTACGCATTAGATAATCAATATGTTCATTCGGCTGTGAAATGCTTTCCCAACCGATCATAGCGGCAATTTCGTTTTCTTCTATTTCGTTATCGTACAACGCAGAAAGAATTTTTGCACATACTTTATCAAGTTTCATTTTTTCACCAGCTTTGCCGACGCTTTTGCAATGAACAGCTTGAGCTGCTCTTCAGATGCGTCGTTGTCAATCCACTTTTCAATATAGTCTACATCTAGCCCATCGCCTTGTGCGGTGGGCTTTTTTTCGTTTTCGGTATTCCCGCGCAAGTCGTCAACGGTGACTCCTAGCAAACTGGCAACATCGGCTAGCATATGCTCTGGCAAATCGCGCCCGTTTGCTAGCATTTCAGACAAATAGCCACGACTTTTCCCAAGCTCTGTACTAATATGCGTGAAGGCAATTCCTTTTTTCTTTGCTATTTTCTTGGCTTTTTCAATGTATCGCACACAAATCACACCGTTTCTTTGTGCATATTGCCAATTCGCTAGAAAATGCTAGAAAACTATTTACACCTAGCATAAATGCTAGTATAATAGATAGCACAGAGGGCAACAAAAAACCAAGCCCCCTAAAATTCAGCGGACTAGCTAAAAATATGCTGTTATAAATCTCGCAAGTTCATAGTAGCATATTTTCTAGCAATAGTCAACTAGAAAGGAGCTTTTGCTAGGTGAATATTTCGAAAATTGATGCGCTGTGCCGAAAAAACAATATTTCTCGCACAATCCTTGAGGAACGCGCCGGAATCTCAAACGGCGCACTTGGCAAGTGGGAGAAATCGCCTTACGGCCCCAGCATCACGACGCTAAAGAAAGTGGCTGACTATTTCGGCGTGCCGATTGATTACTTGCTAGCCGATAACTAGAAAGATGGAGGCGGCTGTAAGTGAACTGATCGCGGAAAGAGAGGAGGCGAGCTGAGTGGTTAAATATAACTGGCATTTTAAGCCGGACGAGCAAGACGTGGCCAAAAACAATGGCTATGATCTGGGCTTGATTGGCGATGCAGCCTGCAAGACGGAAAGCCAGGCAATCTGGCACGGCAAAAAGTGGATGAAAGAATCCCATCGAACCGGCACAATTACAGCAATTCCGGCAGAGGACAACCCGCCAATTTACATTTTGGATTATTAACAAAAAGAGGTGAGAGCATGGCAAACATCGGTTTTACAGCTCTTATCAAGAGCAAAGGCTATAACCAAAAAAGCCTTGCGGAAGAAACCGGAATTCCTCCCGGTGTGCTTTCACACCGCATCAACAGCCGCGATATTTGGACATGGCCGGAAGTTAGTGCGGTATGTGCAGCGCTTGGCATTACTTATGACGAATTTGCCACATATTACCCGGTGGCGAATGTGCGCAAATCGGGACCTGCACCAAGTATTTCGCAAGCTGATCTGGAAGCGCTGAAAAGTCTGCGTGGCGCGCTTTCCGTGATATTGAAGGGAGCATGAAGAAATGAACACAACAAAAATAGCCGCCCCGGTGCTGCAACACCGTGACGGCCAGACGAAAAAATTCATCACCTGTATTCTGCCGCACGCGGTGAGAATTTGCAAGTGTTTTGCAAACTTTACCCTGCTGGGTTGCGCAATCGGTGCTGTTTGCGCCGTTTCCGGACTTGCCCAGGGCGGCGGGTCCGCATCTTTGGCCGGGCTTATTGCCTGCCTGCTGGGCGGGTGGGCAGCTGTTACGCTGCGGGAGGTGCCTGCCGATGACTGATCTTGATTTTCCCGGCTGCGGCGCGGCTGACGAATACGGCCACCCCATTATGTGCGAGGATTGCATTTGGGGCGAAACGTGCATTGATAGCACAATCAGAAAGGATGAAGATTGATAGATGGATAATGCGTTACAGGTTATCACGCTGAAACAGCTCCCGATTATTGAGGAGCATTTGCAGCTTGTGAAATCGGATGTTGAAACCCGCACGCGGAATGCTATGCAGCTGGTTTGCACTGAGGAGACCCGCAAAGATGTAAAGAGCATCCGCACCGAACTGAGCAAGGAATTTGCAGAGATGGAAAACCAGCGCAAGCGGGTCAAAGAAGCCATCATGGAGCCGTACAACCAGTTTGAAGCGGTTTATAAGGAATGCATTTCCGACCCGTATAAAAAGGCCGATGCTGAATTAAAAAAGAGGATTGACGAAGTAGAATCCGGGCTTAAATCCGACAAAGAAAAGGCTATCCGAGATTATTTCAACGAGCTTTGCAAGGCAAATAATCTCCCCTGGCTGCGCTTCGAGCAGATGAATTTTAAGATCGGGCTTTCCACCAGTGTGAACGGCGTGAAAACGACGTTGACTGCAACGGTGCTTAAAATTGCCGAAGAGGTGCAGGAACTTTCCCACCATGAGGACGCCGCCGAGTTGCTGGTTGAATATAAGAAATCGCTGAATGTTGCGCTTGCATTAAGCACAATCCGCGCCCGGCATGAGCAGATCGAGTTGCAAAAGCAGTATGAAGCCCAGCGCCGCGCAGCACTGGAACAGCAGCGGGCGGCAGAAGAAAAGGTTCAGCAGGCTGTTGCCGAAGCGCAGGAAACGCAGCAGAGCGCCGCAGAACCGCCAATCGAAGAAGCTACCGTCCCGACAGAAGAAACGCCTACAGAAGCGCCCACAGCCGTGCAGGAGCAAGCACCGGCCACAATCTACGAAGTCAAATTTGCCGTTCGCGGAACTATTGCGCAGCTGAAAAAGCTGAAACAGTTCATCATGCAGGAGGGTATGAGCTATGACGACATCTAATCGAATGGTACAGCAGAAAATGCCTTTTTCCGTGGCGGTAAATACACCGTCAATGCAAAAGCTGATTGCTAACGCCCTGCACGACCCGGCTCGATGTGCACGGTTTACGGCAAGCATTGTGAGCGCCGTTTCTGTTAATCAGGCGCTTCAAAACTGTGACCGGAATACCGTTATTTCAGGCGCTTTGCTGGGCGAAAGCCTTAACCTTTCCCCGTCCCCGCAGCTTGGACAGTATTATCTGGTTCCTTTCAACAACAAGAAAAAAGGCATACAGGATGCGCAGTTCGTGCTGGGATATAAGGGATACGTTCAGCTGGCATTGCGCAGCGGCCAATACAAGAGCATCAATGTTGAGATCGTAAAGCAGGGCGAGTACAAAGGCCGCGACCCGATGACCGGCGATCCCCGCTTCCAGTTCCTTGAAGATGATGACGAGTGGGAGCGCCTGCCTGTTATCGGATACATGGCAAGCTTTGAGTATCTGAACGGATTCCGCAAAGTGCTGTACTGGTCGAAAGAAAAGATGATGAACCACGCTGACCGATATAGCGCAGCATTCAGCCGCAAGGCTTACGAAAATCTGATGGCCGGGAATATCCCCCAGGGCGATATGTGGAAATACAGTTCGTTCTGGTACAAAGATTTTGACAGTATGGCAAAAAAAACAATGCTGCGGCAGCTGATTTCCAAATGGGGCATTATGAGCACTGATATACAGAGCGCGTATGAATCCGACAGCTGCGTGATTGAGGAAACAGAAAGCGGCCAGCTTGTACCGCAGGTTGAGGAAGAATCCCCCCAGCAGATTGAAGATCCACAGGCCGCAGCGCAAATTCCTGCCCAGCCTGCTGAACCCAAGCAAATCGACCTTAGCAGCCTGTAACACATGGACTGCCGGGTGATTTCAACCGGGAGCCAGGGGAACGCCGTAATAATCGATAAAAAAATATTGATTGATTGCGGCGTTCCATTTTCCCGGCTTGCAGACGATTACAAGAGCTTAAAGCTCGTATTGCTAACACATATCCACAGAGACCACTTCAACCCCGCAACACTGCGCAGGCTAGCCAGGGAGCGTCCTACACTACGTTTTGCCTGTTGTGTGTGGTTATGTGAAGCCCTCGTGGATGCTGGCGTTAAAGCAAGCCAGATTGACGTGATAAGCACCGAGCGATGGTACATTTACAGCGGGCTGTGCCGGATAAAGGCGCAGGAAACCAAACATGATGTTCAGAATTGTTGCTGGCACATCGAATTGCCGAGTACACCTGTTGAGCGATTATTCTACTCCACTGATACAAACAATCTGAACGGCATAACAGCCAAAGGCTATAATCTCTATCTTGTCGAAGCGAACTACACGGAAGCGGATATTCAGGATCGCATCGCCGAAAAGAAAATCAACGGCGAGTATGTGTACGAAAAGCGCGTGATGCGCGAGCACTTGAGCAAGGAAAAAGCCGATGACTGGCTGTATGCAAACATGGCGGCATATTCGGAATACATCTATATGCACGGCCATCAAGAAAAGGACAACTGAATTATGGACAAAGCCTATATCAAACTATGGCTCGATTACAGATGCTATTTTGAGACGCTCAGTGACGCTGAGGTGGGGCGCTTGGTGCGTGCGATGCTCGACTATGAGATAGACGGAGCAGCGCCAGAGTTCAGCGGGAGTGAGCGTATACTATGGCCTGTAATGAGAAGAAACCTTGATATCGACCATGAATTCCTTGAAAAACAGTCAAAAAACGGTTCCAAAGGCGGCAGACCAGCAAAACCCAAAGAAACCCAACAAAACCCAAAGAAACCCAACAAAACCCAACAAAACCAAACAAAACCAAATATAGAAAATAGAAAGAAGATAATGGAAGATATATCTTTCGTATCTAACGATACTCAAGATATATGCAACGCTGAAAGCGTTGCTACGCGCAAGCGCGCACCTGCATACTCTGCAAAGAAAGCGATTGAGGATTATACCCAGGATCCAGAATTGCGGGAACTGCTGATTGAATGGCTTGACAACCGCAAGAAGCAGCGTGCACCAGAAACTAAGGGTGCTATTTGGCAGAATCTAGAAAAGCTGGCTGGAATGGCTGCACAAAGCAATCTGAGTTTGCAGGAATACATGCGCGAGGTTGTGCGCAAAGGCTGGCAGGCGTTCTATCCGATACGTGATGCACAGCAAGCAGCGCCGCAGCGCCGTGCAGATGGGAGGGATTTCGATTGGCTGACGGGGCAATGACAACCATGCAAGACCCGATGCAATCCGGGTATTTACAGCCGCAGCAAGAGGGCAAGCACTACATCATGGGCTATATTGCCGCCCGCTGGCCGAATTTCGGCGCAGGGAAAAAGGCAGAGCAAAAGCGTCAGATGATTGCCGTGTGGGAGCAGGATTTGGCGGACATTCCGCTTGCGCTGCAAAAAGCCGCTCTTGATGCAAAAGCAAGAGCGGGGCAGTTGTTCCCGCCGTCTTCCCCAGCTGAACTGCGCCGCTGGTGCGAAGAAGTACAGCCATCCATGACAGCACTTGATGTTGCTGTGTATCAGACAGCGTTTGAATGCAATCTGCTGGATGCTGATTTTTGCAGGCGGCAAATCGCAAAATACAACGCGGCACAAGCCGCAGGCCGCAACGCATATGCAGGATGGGAGGGATGATATGCGGAAAACAACGATTCCTACCCCTATCGAGGATGCAGAACAGATTGCCTTAATGCAGTGGGCTGAGATGCAATCCGGGAAATATCCACAGCTGAAAATGCTGTTTCACATCCCTAACGGAGGGAAACGCAATCCGCGTGAGGCGGCAAGATTTAAGCAAATGGGCGTGAAACCCGGCGTCCCAGATTTATATTTGCCCATCAAGCGCGGTGAGTATTACGGGCTATTTGTGGAGCTGAAACGCCAGAAAGGCGGAATTGTAAGCCCATATCAGCGCTATTGGCTGCAAAAGCTGCGCGCCGAAGGGTACGCCGCAGAGGTTTGCCGGGGATGCAGCGATGCACAAAACGTTATTCTGCGCTATCTGACCGGGCAATACAAGGAGCGTGAACTATGAATCAAATAAAAATCCTTATCGCCTGCGAAGAATCGCAGACAGTTTGCAAGGCATTCCGGGAAAGAGGATTTGAAGCATACAGCTGCGATATTCAGGAACCGTCCGGCGGACACCCGGAATGGCACATCTTGGGCGATGCCCTGAAAGCTATTGAGGGGGGGCAAGTCGTAACAATGGACGGCAAAACGCACGATATTGGAAAATGGGATTTGCTGATTGCACACCCACCTTGCACTTACTTGTCGAACGCTGGCGCAAGACACTTATGGAAAGGCCATGAGCTACAGTCCGATAGAGTCATGCTTGGCATTCAAGGCAGGGACTTGTTTATGCGGTTTTGGTGGGCTGACATACCCTTTATATGCGTTGAGAATCCTGTCCCATCAAAAGTGTTCTGCCTGCCGCCGTACACGCAGGCCATTCAGCCGTATCAATTCGGCCATCCTTACACCAAGAAAACCTGCTTGTGGCTCAAAAGACTGCCGCCGCTTGAATCGAAAAATGTTGTGGAGCCTGTTGCCACATGGTGTCCGAGCGGGAGCTACAGCCACAAACATGGAGAACAACATAAGGGAATGTTTACCACAGACAGAGCTAAAAACCGTGCAAAAACATTTCCCGGCGTTGCGGATGGAATGGCCGAACAATGGGGAAATTACATTAGGAACGGAGAATAAAAAATGACCGGAACTCTATCCGCCCCATGTGAGCACTGCCCGGAACGTCACGCGCTATGCCATAGCACTTGCAGCAGGTATCTTGCATACCGTGCCAAGATGGATGACATCAGCAAGCAGCGCATGCAGGCTCAGGCGTTGAACGAAGCGGATGTGCTCAGGGGAGACAAAATCCGGCGGGATGTGAGGAATCACGGCCTGCCGGGCCACAGGAGGAGATAACATGAAAGCCAAAATACAGCTCCCGGCCTGCTACAAGAAAGAGGCGGAAGCTTATATTGCAAAGCTTGAAGCTGAATCAATCGCAAGGGTGCATGAGGAAGTGATGAAAGAGCGGCAGGATATTGCGTTAAGATCACTTTATCTATGCCTGCTGGCCTGCTATCAGGTGGGGCTTAAGCCGTCCACGCTGGTTAAAATCCAGAATGCCATGAGCGGCCCCGTCACGGAAAAGTATTCCAGCTACCGAGTTGACCAGCTGGCCGACACATGGGCGCAGGTTACGCTGCAAAACATCGGGGTTGATGTGGCTGAAACGGGGGAGCAATTATGAGCTTTGAAGCGCCTGAAAGCATGAATATCAGCGAATCACAGCTGGCGTTTGAGGGACTGGCATGAGAAAAGCCGGATTTAAGCGTATGCGGGGCGCAAAAGAAAAGTACGTTCAAGACCGGCTGCGGCTGAAAAGGATATTTTGCACCAGCATTAAGCATGTGCGCTGGATGAAACGATATATCAACCGCGCACCCAGACACAAAGAGAAACGGGAGGATATGGATTATGACGACTGAAGAAATCAGAAAAATCTTGAAATTGCATAAAGCATGGATTAACGGAGAAAAGCACGGGAAAAGGGCCGACCTGTCCAGGGCCAACCTGTCCGGGGCCGAGAATGTGCCATATACGCCTATGGCATGCCCGGATGAAGGAGAGTTTACCGGGTGGAAAAAATGCAAAAGTGATAGAATCGTAAAGCTAAAAATCCCGGAAGATGCAAGACGAAGCAGCGCATCACGGAGAAAATGCCGTTGCGACAAAGCAGAAGTGATTGAAATTACATCAATTGATGGAAAAGAAAAATATACGGAAGCGGTATCTGGTAGAGATGCTGATTTTGTGTACAAGGTTGGTGAAATGGTATCCGTTGACGATTTTTGCAAAAACCGCTGGGAAGAATGCGCAGCAGGAATCCACTTTTTCATGAACCGGAAAGAAGCGGTTGACTATTGGTTGTAAGGAGGAAATTGAAGTGAACAATAATTATTGCCCGATTCCGGGCGCAAGCCAGCCGAAAGAACAGCCCCAAACGATAGTGGAAAGAATCGGTGAGCCTGCATTTCTTGAACAGCTTGCAGAAGAGTGTTCAGAACTTGCGCAAGCAGCGTTGAAATCCGCGCGGAAGTATCGCGGTGAAAACCCAACGCCTAAAACAATTGACGAATGCTATGATGCTTTGCAGGAAGAAATTGCAGACGTGATGCTTTGCGTGAGCGAATATCTTGATTGTAAAGGGCCTGATTATCTTAATTGCGTCATGCTGACGAAACTCAAAAAGCATGAGCGCTGGGAACGGCGATTGAAGGAGGTAGGAAAATGAGCAAAGAACATGTGCGGCTGATTGATGCAAATGCACTTAAAAAGCGTGTTATAAAGGTAATGTTTCGTGATTGTCCAGAAAGTGGCGAGTTTTACGCAGTTGGAACTGGTGACATTGATATTATGCCCACCATCGACCCAGAGTCCCTGCGACCTACGGCGCATTGGGAAAACGAGGAAGATTTCAACGGCGACCCCGTTGTTTGGTTCTGCTCCGCCTGTAAGGAAAGATTTTTTCTATATGATGGTACGCCAGAAGAAAACGATTATAAATATTGCCCATATTGCGGTGCAAGGATGGTGAACGAAGATGAATAACCCGGTAAAAATCATTGATAAAGCATGTATGAGTTACATAATCGACCACCAAAAGGAGAAAAAAGGATTGTATCTATCTTTGGAAAATTGTGAAGGTGGTGCTGTCGTGGTAGCTTGCGACAATAGCACGGGCTTTGCATATATCGAAGAGTTTGACAGCGTGAAAGCTGCTATCAAGTGGCTTCGGAGGGAAGAATGAACCAAACATTTTTTGACCCAGTAAACAGCAAGTGCATTTCTTTTGACAGCATGCCGAAGATTTCCGACTTTGGTGATGAGAATGACCTGATTCGGCGCGGCGATGCGCTGAAAGCAATCAGGAAAGCATGTATCAGTGCGCATTTACCGTTCGATTCCGCTACGCCGGAAGGACAGCGAGTAATGGATGCTCTATATGCGGTATGGAAAGTGAAAAAGAGAGGAAAAGAAGCATGACAGTATTTGACGCAAACTGCATCTATACAATCAAATGCCTGGCCCTTGTGTTTGTTGTGGCCCCATGCGTGCTCTTTGCGGGAGGCATGCTGATCTGTGGGCTGATGTGGTGCGGGCTGCGCATCACCCGTGCGCTGCACCTGCGGCTGCTGGGCCTGCCGCGGTGTGGGCGTTGCCGCTACTGGGCCACCGTACAGTGCCCACTGTACGGTGGCAATACGCCGGATGATTTTTGCAGCCGCGGTGAAAGGTGGGGTGGCTGATGGATATCCTGCTTTCGATCATCGGCAGTGCTGTTCTGGCCGCGCTGCTGTCCGCCGCCTACACCGCCGGGGTCTACGCCGGGAAAGCCGCTGCCCACCTGGACGAGGACGACGAACCGGTAATTTACATGGATCACACGCATGGAGGTGATGAACCTTGAAATATGTTGATAGGCCGTGCGCTTTCTGTGGAAAAATGATGAAAGGTGTTGCAGTTTCAAGAATGTATCATCCGGGATGCCTAAATGCCAGCCGCAGAGAACGATACAAAAAGAAAATGCTGGAAAAGGCACAAATGCAGGAAAAGCCAAAAGAAAGCAAGCCTACAAAGGCAACAAAGCCCGCACCTAAAATTAAACAAATCACTGATCCTTGTGAATCATGCAGATGGAAAACGGGCGGGGCTTGTGTATTGCCTCGATGCTTAAAAAGAGTTGAACAACGGCGAAGGGAGGAATTAGCAAGTGCAATCCGAGAACGAAAGAAAGCAGAAATGGCTTTGGCGTTATCAGAACAGCCGCAGAGCGGAAGCACGGATAAGAAAACAGATTCTTGATGAAATGGACAGAGCAACGGCAACCACAAAAGCCCTTTCCCCTGTTGTGGTATCCGGGGGCAGCGGAAATAGCAAAATCGAAGAAGCCGTTGCCATTATGCAGGAACGCCAACAGAAACTATATGCCCAGTTAATAGAAACCGAAGTAATCCGAAGCGAGATAGAAAAGGCCATTGGCTCCATTCCAGCAGGCTTGATGCAGGATATCTTACACGAAAGATACATCGTTGGGACGCCTTATTGGTGGATGATTGCCAACAACTTGCACATCTCCGAGAAGTGGGCACGGGAAAATCACAGAAAGGCTATTGATGCCTTAAAAATCTAAAAGAGTGCCGTTTAGTTCCGTTCCTACATGTTAAAATTGTTATGATGAAAGTTCCAAAAGAACTTCATACTCCCCTTATTTGTCTCTTTCCAAAAAGTATTCGCCGGTTTCCATCACCCACCGGCGGATATCTTGTTGCAATAGCTCAATCGGAAGAGCACCCGGCTCATAACCGGGCGCATGTGGGTTCAAATCCCTCTTGCAGCACCAGAGTACGCTTAGCGGTGTACAACCGGCACTATGTGGGCCGTTATCAGCCATATAGAGCCTGACAGGGCTAACCTGTCCGCTGCGCCTGCCAAGATGTCAAGCGCTTGGCAGGCGATATATACCGTATAGCCATATTTAAGGGCGCTGCGTTCCGAAGCAACGGAGCAGCGGAGGGTGCAAGGCCACCATACGGAACCAGATGCAAGGTAGCGCCTTGCTGTGTGGGCGGTGCGGCTTCCCCCACAAACGATGCCAAAGCCTGTGAAAAGCAGGAACCGCACATGCTGTTATAGCTCAATGGTAGAGCAGCCGCCTTGTAAGCGGCAGGCTACTGGTTCAAGTCCAGTTGGCAGCTCCAAGGCCAATGATACAGGTAAAAGATTCAGCCCCGAGCTGAAGTTCCCTGTTAGGCAATCCCTGCACACCTCTCTTTGATGTGTCCCATGCAGGGCTTTTGATGATATGTTCCCGACATTTACGCCGGTAAGTTGCGGTTTAGTTTTAAGTTTCGCGCAAGTTGTAAAAATGCAACCGTGAAACGTGCAATTTTAACTTGACTGTAATTTGCTTATACGCAGTCATAGCTTAATAACGTTGGAAAAGCAGCGCCTGTGGGTGCCGTTGCAGGTTCGAGACCTGCTGACTGCTATTGTTGGGTCGCTCCCACCGGTGAAAGCCCGGCGCAGGCAAAACGCGATAGATAACCTGAACGCCACATCTGCTTGCGCGGACTCTGTTACTGACACCGTTGCGCGTTGTGGCCCCCTTTTAATCAAAGCAGAAACCGTAAACCGACAGACGGGATATAAAACGGGCCGGACGCCGCGTCGTGATTTCCTGCGCGGGATGTAAATAGAGGAAATCAAAAAAGCGTTGCGGACTTGCTCCCCGCAACGGGTGAGCCCGGCATAGCATAAACCGGGAGGGCGGGAACGCGCTTTTCCTCCGGCGCAAAGGGGTTTGGGGGGATATAAGCCTACACAAATTGTGTGGGCTTTTTGTGTTTTGAAAGGACTTGCAAGATGAGGTACGGAGTGCCATATCAGGGCAGCAAAAACAAAATAGCCAACTGGGTTGTTGACCACCTTCCGGACGGAAAAACGCTTGTTGATTTGTTTGCCGGTGGATGTGCCGTTACTCATGCTGCTATTTTGGCTGGCAAGTGGGAGAACTTTATCGTAAACGATTTGGGTGACGCGCCAGAATTTTTTGAAAATGCGGTAAATGGAAAATATGCAAACGAAAAGCGCTGGATTGATCGAGAAACATTCCAAAAACTGAAGGACGTTGACCCGTATGTGAGATATTGTTGGAGCTTTGGGAATAACGGAACCAACTATCTATATGGGAAGGAAGTAGAACCATGGAAAAAAGCGATGCACTATGCGCGGGTTTTTGGCGACACATCGCTCTTGCAAAATATGAAAATCGAAGGAGACGGAAGCCGTGCGGACGTTCTGGCGCATAAAGCCGAGTACAAGGAAAAATATATTCGGTGGTGGCTTTCACAGCAGAAATATTCCCAAGCAGAGCTTGACAAACTGATTAAAAACGTGAAAGCTGATGCCGAGAGAGACGAGGAAGAACTGAGGGCGTATCTTCGGAAAGCCTTGAAATCGTCAGGCTTGACGCAGGCTGAGGTTCAGCGTCGGCTCGGGACGCAGATGGCCGGGCATTACTTCGGACGCTCACAGTGGGAATTCCCGACGCGGGAAATGTACCAACGCATGCAGGAGTTTATGCCGCTTCCTGATGATTACAATGAGATTGTCGGATTATACAGGCTCAGGCAAAGTCTGCAAAGTCTGCAAAGTCTGCAAAGTCTGCAAAGTCTGCAAAGTCTGGAAAGTCTGCAAAGTCTGGAACTTGATTATAGAAACGTTGAAATTCCGCAAGGCGCCGTTGTGTACGCTGACCCGCCATATAAAAATACAGACTGTACCGGGTATGCTGGGCAATTTGATTATGATGCTTTTGAAAAATGGCTTGCAGACGTTCCATTTATGGTAATTGTAAGCGAATACAATGCACCAAAAGGGTGTGTGGAAATTGCAAGCATAAAAAAGCGGCAGACAATGGGAACGGGGAATAAAGGCGGGACAAACACAGAAAAACTGTTCGTGCAAGACAGATTTTATGAACATTACAAGTGCGCAATGAATTATCAGATCGAGATGGACGCATAAAGCGAGGTGATAAAGTGGCATCAAGAAAAAAACCGGTGGGCGCACCACCTAAATACAGAAGCGTAAAGGCAATGCAAGAAAAGATTGATGCCTACTTTGAAGCCTGTAAAGGAAAACCGTTCGTAGATGAAAACGAGGAACCGATGCGAAATAAAAACGGCTATATCATCTATGACGATAAAAAGCCGCCTACTGTAACAGGATTGGCGCTTGCACTTGGATTTACATCAAGGCAAGCGCTTTTGAATTACCAAAACAAACCAGAGTTTGTTGACACGATTACGCGCGCAAAGGCTCAGTGCGAGCAATACGCCGAAGAAAGACTGTACGACAAAGACGGCTCCAACGGCGCACAGTTCAGTTTGCGGGCAAATTTCGGATGGGATGACAAACCGAAGCAAGAGAGCGCGGGAACGGTGAATATTATTTATGATGTGCCAAGAGAATAAACATATCAAGGATATTATTTCGCCAGCATTTTATAAGCCATTCTGGGACATTGAAGATGGTAAAGTTCAAGAGTTTGTGGCAAAAGGCGGACGTGGCAGCACAAAGTCAAGCTTCATTGGCGTTGAAGTTATTTTGCAGCTGAGGGCACATCCGCAATGCCACGCGGCAGTGTTCCGCAAGGTCGGAAACACACTGCGCACAAGCGTTTATGCACAGATCGTATGGGCAATCAATGAGCTTGGCTTGCACGACCATTTTCGCTGCACAGTCTCCCCGATGGAATGCACCTATTTGCCAACCGGGCAAAAGGTGCTTTTTTTCGGCGTTGATGACCCCGGAAAGGTAAAGTCAATCAAAGTGCCGTTTGGTTATATCGGCATCTGCTGGTTTGAAGAACTAGACCAGTTTGACGGCGAAGAGCAAATCCGAAACGTGGAGCAGTCCTGCCTGCGCGGCGGCGATTGGTTCATTACGTTCAAGAGCTTCAACCCGCCTGCAATGGCGCGGAACTGGGCAAACGGGTACGCTCTGAAAGCGCGGGCGGGAAAGCTGATACATCATTCCACCTACAAGACAACGCCCGCAGAATGGCTCGGAGAGCGGTTCCTGGCCGATGCTGAATATTTGCAGCGCACAAACGAAACGGCATACCGCCACGAGTATCTGGGCGAGGTAGTCGGCAGCGGCACAGCAGTATTCGAGAACCTGAAAATTCAACAAATCACAGACGAACAGTTGAAAACATTCGACAGAATCAAGCGCGGCGTTGACTGGGGCTGGTATCCAGACCCGTGGGCGTACAATGCAATGCACTTTGATGCAGCCAGGCGCACGCTGTACATCTTTGACGAGCTAACAAGGCGTAGAACCAGCAATAGGGACACTGCACAGCTGCTTTTGGATAGAGGGCTGACGCGTGAGGATAAAGTCTGCGCGGATAGTGCCGAGCCGAAATCTATCGCGGACTATAACAAGTACGGCGTGAAAACATTCCCGGCCCGCAAAGGGCCGAAATCGGTTCGATACGGCACAAAGTGGCTGCAAATGCTGGAAGCTATTGTCATTGACCCGGAACGTTGCCCGGACACTGCAAAAGAGTTTAGCGAGTACGAGTACGAGCGAGATGCGAAAACAGGGGAAGTTTTGGAGGGGTATCCAGACATCAACAACCATCACATTGACGCTGTGCGTTATGCGATGGAAAGCACAGCGAACAAGGCGGGAGACACCGCCGAAACCAGATACAAGAGCATTTTCGTGTAAAGGCGGTGATAAGACGTGAAAACATACCAAGATTTTGTGTCGGTTGGCGAGGACGAAAAGGCCCGCATGAGTTTCATCCTGGGCGCAATCAATGAGTATAAGGCCGACCATAGCACACGCCTTGCAGCGAACGCCAACAAGTATTACCACGGAGAAAACCCTACAATCAACAAATACGAGAAAATCATCTACGACTTTCAGGGCAAGGCGCACCGTGACATGTACACGGCAAATCACAAGATAGCAAGCAAGTTCTTTGGCCTGGTCGTAGACCAAGAAGTTTCGTATTTGCTGGGCAACGGCGTTTCATTTCAGAAGCCTGAAACAGAAAAGGCGCTGGGTGCGACGTTCGACGAAGATATTATGGACGCTGCCCGCCATGCTTTGATTGACGGGCAGTCTTTCGTGTTTTGGAATCTCGACCATGTACAGGTGTTTGCAGCAGAGGAATTTGTTCCCCTGTACGACGAGGAAGACGGATCCATGAAAGCCGGAATCCGTTTCTGGCAGGTGGCAGACGATAAGCCACTGCGCGCCACGCTGTACGAGCTTGACGGGTACACAGAGTATCAAAAGCCCAAAAGCGATGATATGGCGATTCTCAAGCCGAAACGCGCTTACAAGTTGAAGCTGCGCACCAGCGAGGCAGACGGCACAGAAATTTATGACGGTGAGAATTATCCAGGATTTCCCATTATCCCGCTAAAAAACGGAGAGCAGGCCCACAGCGAGTTACAGGGGCGACAGAATACCATTGACGCGCTCGACCTTGCCAGCAGCAACATGGTCAACAACGTGGACGAGGGAAACCTGATCTACTGGGTTTTGACCAACTGCGGAGGCATGGACGAGCAGGACGATACAAAGTTCATTGAGCGTCTGAAAACGACCCATGTCGCCCATGCTGACGGTGACGAGGGCGCGAAGGCCACGCCACAGAGCATCGAAGCGCCGTTCCAAGGCACGCAGGCGACTATTGATATGCTGACCAAAAAGCTGTACACGGATTTTCAGGCGTTTGACGCATCTGCCGTGAGCGCTGGCAACCAAACTGCAACGGCTATCAAAGCCAGTTATGTGCCACTCGACCTGAAAACGGACAAGTTTGAAAGTTGCGTGACGCGCTGCATCAAGGGCATTTTGGCGGTTGCCGGGCTTGATGACGAGCCAACATATACGCGCAACCAGATTATCAACAAGCAGGAAGAAACGCAGACAGTGATGCTGGGCGCGGAATACTACGATGATGAATACATCACCAAAAAGCTGCTGACTATTCTCGGCGACGCAGACCAGTTTGAAGAATTGATGCGCCGCAAGGCTGCCGAGGAGCTAGACCGTACAATTATCAACTCGCCACCTAACGAGCCGCAGAACCAGCCGGGAGAGGGAATGAACGGCAATGGTGAGACCTGATTACGCCCACAAACTGACGGATGAACAGCTCGCCGATCTGGAACGGCGCATCGCAAAGCTGTACAAAGAAGCTGCTGACGAATTGACCGACACGGTGAAAGCCTATTTTGAACAGTTCGAGAAGCGCGATGCCGCTATGCAAGAAAAGCTCGATGCAGGCGAAATCACCGAACAGCAGTACAAGCAATGGCGGGTTGCGCAGATAGGGCGCGGCAAGCGTTTTGAAGCCCTGCGCGATAAAGTGGCAGAAAGATACACCGATGCCAATGCAACGGCTGTGGCATACGTCAATGACGCCACGCCGGGCATCTACACGCTGAACAGAAATTATGCAGCTTACAAAATCGAGCAGGTAAGCGACAGCGCAGACTTTGCGCTATGGGACGAACAGACGGTCAGACGTCTGATCGTGGAACAGCCTGACTTGATGCCATATTACCCGCCAAAGCGTGCATTGCAGCGCGGCATTGATTTGAAATACGGCAAGCAACAAATCACAGCCAGCGTCACAAGCTCCATCTTGCAAGGCAAGGGAATTGGAAAAATTGCGGATGACCTGCAAAGCCGTATGCAGGACATGAACCGCACGAGCGCCATCAGAACGGCACGAACAGCAGTCACAGGAGCACAGAACGCGGGACGGCTAGATACTTACCGTTCAGCGCAGAACATGGGAATCAAGCTGAAAAAACGCTGGCTGGCAACGCTGGACAACCGCACACGCCATGCGCATGCAATGCTTGACGGCCAGACAGTAGACGTTGACAAACCGTTTAAGGTTGACGGCTACAAGCTTATGTATCCGGGAGACAGTTCCGCGCCGGGCTATCTTGTGTATAACTGCCGATGTACCCAGATTGCGGAGGTTGACGGCGAAGACACAAGCAGCGGCGGCAGACGCGCCAAAGACCCCGAAACAGGGGAATCTGTGCTTGTGGAAGATATGACCTATGCAGAGTGGGCGGGGTGGAAACGCAATGCAGATACGACTTGAAGACCACAGCGATGAGGTATTGGAAGCGCTGGAATCCGCTTGCCAGCGGGCGCTGGAAAAATGCGGGATGGTAGCAGAGGGCTATGCCAAAAAGCTTGTAAACAGCCCCGGTAAATTTGGAACTGGCGCATTGCGCAATAGCATCACTCATACAGTGACAAACAGCGGAGAACGCGCCGCCTATGTCGGCACAAATAGCGAATACGGCGTATACGTTGAGTGCGGAACCGGCATATATTACCCCGGCGGCAGACAAACGCCGTGGGTATATCAAGACGCAAAAGGCAATTGGCATTTGACGCACGGCCAACGGGCAAAGCCATTTATCAAGCCTGCTGTCGCCGAGCACGGCGAACAGTACAAAAAAATCATCGAAGCAGAGCTGAAAGGCAAATAAGCCTCTCGGCTCTTTTTATTGGGAGGAAAGCACATGAAAAAAATTCTTTATATCGCAATCGCAGTTATGGCCTCAGTTTTGCTTTTGTGTGGATGCTCCGAAGCCGATAGAGCAAACTACAATATTTCTAAACAAGCCGATTACTTTGATAGCGAACGAAAAATCACCGTATACAACGCCAGAACAGACAAGGTCATTATGGAAGCCGAGGGGTATATGTCTATCTCCAACAATTCCAACAACGAACTCGTCTGCACTGTAAAGGTTGGCCCTGATACTTACAGGAAAAATTACATCTACCTAAACAGCTACACGATGTACGTTGTCGAGGACATTACAGGAACACACACAGACCCGTACCATTACAAGCTGTATTTCCACACAAATGTGCTACCCAGCGTTGAAGTGAAACCGTAAAAGGCAAGTTTACCTAGCAACTACCGAGACTTTCTCGGAGGTTGCTATTTTTATACGCAAAAACGGCGAAGCACTGCCGTTTTGAATAAAACGCGAATGTCGAAGAACTGACACCGAAGAAAAGGAGCGAAAACATTGGCTATTACTCGCAAGCTGCTGAAAGGTATGGGGCTGACCGAAGAGCAGCAGGACACCATTATTGAAGCCCACACTGACACCGTAAACGGTTTGAAAGCGGACGTTGACCGCTATAAAGCCGATGCGGAAAAACTTCCCGGCGTTCAAAAGGAACTGGACGAACTGAAAGGAAAAGGCGATGACGGCTACAAGGCAAAGTATGAATCCGAGCACCAGGCTTTTGAGGATTACAAAACCAGCGTGGCCGCCGAAAAGACTACCGCTGCCAAAGAAAAGGCAGTGGAAGCTGTGCTGAAGAAAATCGGCGTATCCGAAAAGCGCTTGCAGAGCGTGGCGAAGCTGGCAAAGGCTGACGGCCTGCTGGATGCGCTGGAGCTGGACGATGACGGAGCTGTGAAAGAGGCTGACAAGCTGGAAAAGAGCTTGAAGGACAGTTACAGCGACTACATCGTTACTACCAGCACGCAGGGCGCAAACACGGCGAACCCGCCTGCCAACAGCGGCGGCGCAAAGCTCACAATGGCCGACATCTATAAAAAAGATGAAAAAGGGCGCTATGTCATGGATTATGAAGCACGCCTGAAGGCCATCGAAGAGAATCTGAACAACCAGAACACATGAAAGGAGCCTTAAAATGGCAGCAACTAAAATTGAAACCCTGACTACCCCCCGCGACAGTCTGCCCAATGTCTACACCGGCGTGACTGCTCGCGAGCTTGATTTTGTGACCCGCTTTGCCGACAACTGGGAGGCACTGCGGGAAATCTACGGCATCATGCGGCCCATCCGCAAGCAGGCGGGCACATCGCTGGTGTCTTACACCGCTAGCGTTGCGCTGGAGAGCGGCACTGTGCCCGCCGGTGCTGTAATCCCCTATAGCAAGACCACTATCACCCAGGCCACAAAGGAAGACATCACCCTGCAAAAGTACGCAAAAGCCGTGCCCATCGAGGATGTGGACAAGTATGGCGCGACAATCGCCGTGCAAAAGTCCGACGATGCTTTCCTCACCAAGCTGCAAAACGAGGTGATGAGCAAATTTTACACCTTCCTGAACACCGGCAGCCTGACCGGCGATGCTGCCTCCTGGCAGGCCGCTCTGGCAAAGGCTCAGGGCGAGGTGCTGAACAAGTTTGCCACCATTCAGAAGGATGTGACTGAAGTTGTCGGCTTTGCAAATATTCTGGATGCTTATGACTATCTGGGAAGTACGCAGGTGACCGTACAGAACGCTTTCGGACTGACCTACATCAAGAACTTTATGGGCTACAGCACCCTGTTCCTGCTGCCAGCAACTCAGATTGCCCGCAACAAGGTCATTGCAACCCCCGTGGAAAACATTGACCTGTACTATGTTGACCCCTCTAGCGAGTTCTCTAGCCTGGGCCTGACTTACACCGTGAGCGGGGAAACTCCCCTGATCGGCTTCCATGCTCAGGGCAACTATGGCACTGCTGTGGGTGAGAGCTTTGCGGTTATGGGCATGGCGCTGTGGGCTGAGTATCTGGACGGCATTGCGGTTATCACTGTCAATCCTGCTGCAACTAAGGCCGACGTGAACACCAAGAGCTGATAAAAGGAGGGCAGCGTAATGCTTGAAGAATTGATGAGGGAGTGCCGGAACTGGTTTGTAGTCCCGAACGGCGTACACCTGGGCACGTTTACCATCGAAGACGGCAGCATTGCGCTGCCTTTTTTAGTTATTGGGCAATATTTCCGCATTATCGGGAGCACGTTCAACGATGGCGTGTACCAGTACGGTGCTGGCAGCTTGACCGATGAAACGTTTGACGGTGCTGTGTGGGCGCTTGCTGTGCCCGCTGCCTTTATTTCTCTGGTTGAGGATGTGGAAGCATGGCGCAGCAAGTATGAGAGCGCTGCAAACAGCCCGTTTCAAAGCGAGAGTTTTGCAGGGTATAGTTACACCAAATCGAGCGCAAACGGCAATTCTGGCGGCTCTGTGACGGGCTGGCATGGTGTGTTTGCGTCCCGGCTGAACAAATGGAGAAAGCTATGAGCCTTTTAGATGATTTTTCGCACAGCTGCATCATTATGGACAAGCGGACAAAGCCTGACGGCGAGGGCGGCTATGCTACCGAGTGGAGCGAGGGCGCAGAGTTTGCGAATTACGTTGCATTTGACAGCAGCCTTGAAGCACGGCAGGCCGAAGCACAGGGTGTGACCAGCGTATATACCGGGATTGTGCGGAAAGATGTGCCTATTGAATACGGCAGCGTATACAAGGACTCTACTACTGGGGCATATTTCCGGGTCACGAGCCGCCCGGAAGAAAAGCAAGCCCCGGCAAGCGCTTCCCCGATGCTGAACGGCCTAAAAAGTTTTACGGCTGAACGATTGCGGGAGGGATTGCCGACATGACAAAGGGCGCCGCATTACAGCAGTTTTTCGGGCGATTTATGACCGCTTACGCCACAAACGCCGTGCCGGATGACGCTGTACTCCCATACCTAACCTATGATGCTGTGTTTGACGCATGGGGCGGCGGGGCGGTATCGCTGACGGTCAACATGTGGTTCTATACCACGAGCGAAGCGGTGCCCAATGCAAAGGCACTTGAGCTTTCGAACGCGCTGGGCATTGGCGGCGTGACGCTGCCGGTAGATGGCGGCTTTATTTGGTTAAAACGCGGCTCCCCGTTCTGCCAATCGCTGGCAGATGACACAGATAAAAACCTAAAACGGCGGTACATCAACGTGACCGCCGAATTTTTATGCTTAAATTGAGGTGAAAATATGTTTAAGGTTATCCCCAAAGACACTTTCGATAATTTGCAGATTGAAACAGGCGTTCTGCTGAGTACATTTGATCCATCTGCTGTAAAGGTGCCGGAAGATGCTGACATCATCTGTGCCACTACCGGCGGCATTACCGCTACATGCACTCCAAAATACACCAACATTGCGGAGGATGTTGATAACGCACCTGACAACGTGAAAGAATTTCTCGTGCTTGATGGCTGGGACTGCGGAATGTCCTTTACGTCCCTTAGAACAGCCGCAGAAAGCATTCGGCTTTATCTTGGCGCGGCAGATGTTGTCGGAAACAAAATTACGCCGCGCGGCGCAGTTAAAAATGAGGATTTCCGGGATATCTGGTGGGTTGGCGACCGCGCCGACGGCGGCTGTGTTGCTATTAAGATGAAAAATGCGCTTTCTACTGGCGGCTTCAGCTTGAAAACCGAGAAAAAAGGCAAGGGGCAAATTTCTGTGACTTTGACAGGGTATATTTCTGTCAAGAATCAGGACGAAGTGCCTATGGAGTTTTACAGCATCGACAAGCAGGTGTAAAAAAAATGAAATTGCTTTCTCAAATGACTACAGACGAAGTATGCGACGCGCTTTGCGTTGCCGCGCCTGCCGTACAGGCAATGGCAGACGACGAGCAGCTTGTGGCAGAAATTCAGCGTGTTTTACCGCAGGGCGAGCATAGCAAGATGGACATTTACCGTTTCGGCGTGTCCCGCTTGGCTGTGCTTGTGCCGATTATTCTTAAAACCCACAGAAACGACCTGTATACTGCGCTTTCTCCGTTCAACGGCGTTCCGGTCGAGGATTGCGGCAAGCAGCGCTTTCTTGTTACGCTGGGGCAGTTGCGCGAGCTGGTAAAGGATAAGGATTTGGTCGATTTTTTCAGCTCGTCGTTCGATATGGGGCAGAAAGCATAATTCTTGCAATGCTAGATATGCCGAAACTGAGCGTTCGTGCGCTTATGTCGGCGTTGCCATATCGAATTAGACGATACAATGAGGATAAAATATACAAATTGTATATGTCTGATGTGCTTATGTCCCTTGCAAACAGCATCATTCGCCCAGATGAGAAACCGCCGCGATACTTGGATATGATACGCCCCGAGAAACCAGAAAAAGAGGAAATGCGCACGGAAGAGGAAATCATAGAGCATATTAAAAATAAATTGCGGGAGGTGAGCTGCGTTGGACGCATTTGATTTGTTTGCGAAAATCAGCCTTGATACAAGTGAATATGAAAAGCAGTTGGGAGAAGCAAAAAGCAGCGCGGGAGGATTGCACGGCATATTTGATAAGCTGGGTTTAGCCGCATCTAATATCGGCAAGGGTTTGTTTGACGTTACAAAACAAGTGGTTTCGGTAACGGCAGCGGCAACGACGGCGGGCGCAACAGCCGTTTCTGCATTGACTGGGCTTGCCGTAAAAAGCTACGCAGAATACGAACAGCTTGTCGGCGGCGTAGAAACGCTGTATAAAACCAGCGCCGATAAAGTTCAGCAGTATGCAGCCGATGCGTACAAAACGGCTGGACTTTCGGCAAATGAGTACATGAACACGGCAACAACCTTTGCAGCCGCGCTTGTGTCTAGTCTGGGCGGAGATACGGAACAAGCGGCAGAGCTTGCCAATACTGCCATTGGTGACATGTCCGACAATGCAAACAAGATGGGCACTAACATCTCGTCAATCCAAGACGCATACAACGGCTTCGCGAAGCAGAACTACACAATGCTTGACAACCTGAAGCTAGGCTACGGCGGAACAAAAACTGAGATGGAACGCCTTATTAAAGACGCCAACAAGCTCAACGCTGCCCAGGGAAAAGCCACCAATTACACCATTGACAGCTATGCGGACGTTGTGAGCGCGATTCATGATGTCCAAAACGCAATGGGCATTACTGGTACGACAGCTAAAGAGGCATCCACAACGATTCAAGGGAGTATAAATGCTACAAAATCCGCATGGTCAAACCTTATAACTGGAATTGCCGATGATAATGCCAATTTTGGGCAGCTTATCAGCAACTTTGTGGATAGCGCAACTACAGCGGTAAGCAACATTATTCCCCGCATAGAAGTCGCCCTGAACGGAGCTGCTAAGCTGATAGAGAGCCTTGTCCCACCCATTATGGCAGAGTTGCCCGGCTTGATTGAAACTGTCCTGCCGCAGCTGGCGCAGTCTGCCGTGAACATCGTGCAGACGCTTGTTACGGGAATCAGCGCCAACGCAACGCAGCTTATTGATTCGGCGATTCAAATTATAACCGTGCTGGGCAATGGCATCTATCAGATGCTTCCGACCGTTGCACAATCGGCCTTGCAAATCGTATTAACGATGGTTTCAAAGCTGAATGAGAACTTGCCGCAAATGCTTGACACTGCCGGACAAATGCTGATTGCGTTTGTTGAGGGCATTTCGGAACACTTGCCGGACATTATGCTTGCCGCTGCATCTATCGTGGAGACCCTGCTGACCTACTTTATAGAGCATTTGCCGGACATTGTAGAAGGCGCAATGCAGATGGGCAACGCGGTCATTGATGGCATTATTGACGGCATTTCGGCAGCTTGGAACAGCCTTGTCAGCTGGTTCAATGGTTTGTGGGACAGCCTGTTCGGGAACCGCTCTGTTAATGTGGATGTCAACAGTAGTGGCAGCAACCACAGCCACGCGGGCGGATTGGACTATGTGCCATATAACGACTATGTTGCAAATCTGCACAGGGGCGAGATGGTGCTGACTGCACGGGAAGCAGAAAATTATCGTAATGGCAGAAAAACTGGCGGTGATATGGTGTTCCAGATCAGCATTAACGGTATGCAGTTTACGAGTGTTTCTGATATGGCCCATGCGCTGGCAAATGATATTTCCCACGAATTGGAAGCACAGACACGCAGAAAGGCGGCGCTGTATGGATAAAAAGTTCTGGCTGGACGGCGCTTGCAGCCTGGATGCGGGGATTCGGCTGCAAAATGAGCTGACTTTTTGGCAGGCAACGCCGCGGGTTACGGTTACAAGCATACCGGGCCGCAGCGGTGACCTGCACATGTGGGATGGCAGCTACAGCAACGTTACCGGAACGGCAAAATGCTTTGCGCTGGATGCAAACGAGGTTGCGGAACGGCTGCCTGGAATTGCAGAGTTTTTGTGCGGGGAAACCATGGGATACCGGCGGCTTGAAACAGAGGAAGAGCCGGATATTTACCGCATGGCGCGAGTGGAAAACCTGCCAGAAACGGAAATCCGGGTGCGGCGGCTGGCCCCATTTAACATTTCTTTTGACTGTATGCCGCAGAAGTTTTTTAAATCCGGCGAATGGCCCATTACCGCTGTAAGCGGGGATATTTTACGAAACCCGACCGGACAGCTGGCTTTTCCGCTGGTTGAGCTCGTATTAAGCGGGGATGCAAAATTGCAAATTGGACAAGTTCAGTTGTCCATTGATGGGTATACCGGCAACATGGTGCTGGACTGCGAATTGCAAGATGCTTACAAGGATGGCACAAACCTGAACCAGTATGTGACCGCGCCTGAGTTCCCCGCTTTGGGGCCAGGAGAAAACCAGATCAGCTGGACAGGCGGAATTGACAGCTGTGTAATTACGCCAAGGTGGTGGACGCTATGATTCCAAGATACTATGATGGCACCACTGGAGATAAGGGCAACGGGCTTGGCGCATTGCGCGACTGTATCAGCTGCACAATAACAGAAGAGCGCAACGGCAGTTTTGAGCTTGAGATGGTATACCCTGTTGGCGGGCAGCATTATGATTCTTTGGCGCTGCGCGGGTTAATTAAGGCGAAGCCAAACCCGTTTGCGGATGAACAACTATTCCGCATCTACCAGATAAGCAGGCCGATTGGTGGACAGGTGACGGTAAATGCGGCGCACATTAGCTATGATTTGAGCGGCATTCCGGTTGCACCGTTTGTGGCGAGTGGCGCACAGGCAGCATTAGCCGGATTAAAAGAGCACGTTGCAGCAAATTGCGAATTTACGTTTTGGAGTGACATATCTACAGCGGGGGATTTTTCCGTTTCTGTCCCTTCTTCTCTGCGTAGCCGGTTGGGCGGCGTTGAAGGAAGCGTTTTGGACGTTTTTGGCGGAGAATACGAGTGGGATAATTACGCTGTCAAGCTGCATGGAGCGAGAGGAAGCGACCGGGGCGTAAGTATCCGATACGGGAAGAACCTGACCGATCTGACGCAGGAAGAAAACTGTGCAAGCATTTATACCGGCGTATATCCTTACTGGGCAGGCAGTGACGGCAATGTGGTGCAAATTAGCACAGGGCCGGTTGTGAATGTGCCGGATGGAAATTACGATTTTGTACGCATTTTAACGCTGGATGTGAGCCAAGATTTTGAGGAACAACCCACAGATGAACAGCTGCAGCAGGCTGCGCTAAAGTACATCAAATCAAACAATGTTGGTGTGCCGGAAGTAAGCTTGAAATTGAGTTGGGCACAGTTGGAAAACACCGAAGAGTATAAGGGCAAGGCAGTGCTTGAGCGCGTGGGGCTGTGTGATACCGTGCGTGTGACGTTTGCACGGTTGGGCGTACAGGCTACCGCAAAGGTTGTAAAAACCGTGTACAACGTGCTTTTGGGGCGATACGACAGTGTAGAACTTGGCGATGCACGCGCAACGCTTGCGGACACTGTTGCAAGCCTGGGCAAAGACACCAAACAAGAGATTGACCGCACACAGACCATGTTGAAACGTGCGATTGCCCGCGCCACAAAATTGATTACCGGCAATTTAGGTGGATATGTAGTTTTCCACAGCTCTACCGGGGGCGATACACCGGATGAAATCTTGATTATGGACAAGCCCGACATTAACACAGCAACAAGGGTGTGGCGGTGGAATCTATCTGGGTTGGGATATTCCTCAACCGGATACAATGGCGAATTTGGGCTTGCCATGACAATGGATGGGGCTATTGTGGCGGATTACATTACCGCCGGTACATTGGCCGCAAATCTGATAAAAACCGGAATTATCCAGAGCCTAAACGAGATCACCTATTTTGACCTGGACAACGGAATTATCAAGTTGGGGTATGATGACGATACCAACGGGCACAAATATGCCAAAATTACGCCGGACGGCATCCGGTGGATGGGCGGCCAAACCAGCGGCGGCGAAACTGCGCAGGGCGTGATACAAAACAATGCAGATACCTGTACATTTGCGAGTGATACCCGATACCAGCGGTACGGCTGGCTGCACAAAAACGCGGATGGAAGCGAAAGTTTCCAGGGGTTGAAACTTGAACAGGTAGATGCAGAAGCAATTTTTGAAAATTTGAAAAAAATCAGCTTTGGCGGGACGTTTAGCGGGCGCAGCCTTGTAATGTGGGACACGGTAGAGGTATCCAGCGGCAAAGGGGACGCAACGTTAAAGGCCGACCAACTATATGTTGGCGGTAAAAGAATCTATTGCAATGATGACGGCACGGTAACGTGCGGATAAGGAGTTTGAGCAGTGGCTACAGAAGTAATGACAGCACCAGAAGGGCGGATTATCCACAAAACATATGCGGTACTTTCTGGTGCAGCGATACCGCAGCGAGTGCATGTTACACAGTATGACGAGAGCTTGCCGGTTATTGCCTGCACACTGTACAAGGATGGGCAGCTATACACGATTCCGGAAGGCGCAAGCGTGCGGCTGCGGATGAACAAAAACGGCTTGCCAGTATACCATGAAGCAATTGGCATTGATGATGCACGGCACGTTGTATACCTTGAAATTACCGCGCAGATGACGGTACTGTATGGTGAGTTTGCGATGGTTCTTGAAGTTGAAACCTCTGACGGGAAAACGGCAGGAACCAGCTATTTACGGCTTATTGTACGGCAAAACCCGATACAGAACCCGGAGCTTGACAATATTCCGGATTACACTGCAAACAGTAACAGGCTGACGGCTGAAGGGGTTAAAAAGCTGCAAGATGAAAGCAGCACGCAGCAGAAAGCGATTGAGGATAAGGGCAAAAACACGCTGGAATCTATCCCGGCGGACTACAGCACGCTGAGCGGGAAGGTGAATAAAAATACCAACGGGATTAGTGGACTAAAGGAAGATTTAGACAAGTTGAATGAAGGCGGACTTATAATCAAAGATGAAGTTATTGCAAAAGACGTCAACAATTGGCTGGATGAGCATCCAGAAGCGACTACGACGGTGCAGGATGGGGCGATTACAGAGACAAAAATTGCAGCTAAATTTTTACCGTATATTTCAAATTCGTATATAACACCCCAAATGTTTGGAGCAAAAGGCGACGGAGTTTCTGATGATACTGAAAGCATAGCAAGCTGCTTTGCGTATGCACAAGTCCAAAAATCCGTTATAGTCTTTCCGGCCGGAAATTATGGAATTTCAGAGCCTTTAAGTGTAAATTTTGATATAAAAATTATAGGAGAAAATGCGTTTATTATCCCTCTTAAAGAAATGACGCATTTTATGGGCATAAACACATTTGAAAAAACAAATTCGGGATATATTTCTGGTCTCGGATTTTCTGCTGGGAATGCATTTTCTGTCTCTACAGGCGTCAAAATATCATATGTAGCAAATTTTCGGTTGCATGGATTGAAAATTTTTAATACAACAGTTGGAATAGATTACATAGCCGGATATGAACTTTTAGTTGACAGCTGCTTGATTCGGACAAGTATTCCGAGCACAGAATCCATCGGAGTTTATGTTAAAACGTCCGACTCTCATTTTTCAAATATTATTATTGTCAACTATCACATCGGGATTAGTGATGAATATGGTGGTAATTTTTACAATAAAATTCACGCATGGATTGCAAATTCCGATATTGTAAAAGGAAGTATATATTTTCGTGCAAACTCAAGCGCATACTTATCTCAGTGCTTTAATGATACATATGAAACAGCCTTTTATATAAATGGTAAGAATAATGTTATTGTCTCCGAACTCAGAAATTTTTACAATAGCACCTATATAAATTCTGACGTTATAGACGATGTTCCTGTACTTTTCTATATTTCAGATGGGAAAGAAACTGGAAATCTGAAATGTTTTGGTGTATCTGTTCCAGACGTTGGATCGCTTTTCAACGGAAAAAAAATCAAGTTCAGCAATGTTGAAAAAGAAAAGTGGGATAGCGATTTTAAATCGCTATCCCCGGGTTCTTTATCGTTCTACTGCGATGGTGTCCCTGATGGCTTGATTGTATATAATCCGGGAATAACAGTGGCTACTAATAGTGACGCAAGCTCATGGGATATAAAATACAACAGGATTTATAGAAGAGGTCATTATTGTAAGTTGGAGTTTGCTGCTTTATATAGAGGAACGGCAACGAATTTAAATAATGTTTTCAATTTTGCAAACTACAAAACGCATCCGGCAAAATCGAAAGAACTTTTTGCGTCTCTTAGCAAGACTCAATATGACATCCCGGATGCCTTTGGGTATTTGTATATCGGCGGCGGGTCATTAAGCTTAAAACTTCCAGATTCGGAATCAAAATTTGTTCATTTTGACGTAGATTACTATGCAAATTAAATTTAATCCGAAAGGACGTGACAGTATGAACCGCCTGACTTTCTTTTTCCGCCCATTGCCCACGCAAAGAGGGCTCTAGCTAAACCAACAAGGAGTTGAAAACATGAGATTATCCAACGAAGACGTACTGCTCCGCTGGCCCCTGGCCCAGCACATTATCACCGCGGGCTGGCTCTACAATGATGGTAGCCTGCACCGGGCACTGGATTTCCGCGCAGCAGTTGGTACACCAATATATGCAGCGGAAGCGGGCACGGTTGCAATCGCCTACCACTGGAATGGCAAGCGCACCAGCGGCGATACAAACAGCTATGGCAACATGATTAAGCTGAAACACGCTACATACAAGTATGGTGCGCTCGAAACGCTGTACGCACATCTTAATAAGATTGTTGTCAAGAGAGGTCAGCAGGTGCAGGAGGGCCAGCTGATCGGCTACAGCGGCAACACCGGCAACAGTTTTGGTGCACACCTGCATTTTGAAGTGCGCTGGAAAGGCCAGCGTACCAACCCGCTGAACTGGCTGGATGCTGATTTCAGCACGGCCAGCAGTGCGGTCAAGCTGGGCAGTTACAGCAGCATACAACACACA